GATCATCTGCGACGAGGCTCACGCGTTAAGGAACCTCAAGAGCGCGCGCGTGAGACGCCTCGAGTCGTACATCCGAGCGAGTCGCGCGAAGCTCTGCGCGCTGAGCGGGACGCTCGTCTCTCGCAGTCTGCGCGACTACGCTCATGTGATGAATTGGGCGCTCCGCGTGTGGTCCCCCCTCCCTCGACACAACAGCATGATCGACATGTTCGCTCGCGTGATCGAGGACGGCGACGCGACGAAACAGATGAGCGAATATGTCGACAGCGCGCTCCCTCCAGGTGACACGCTCGAGGATCGCTTACACGTCCGGCTCCGTCGATCGCGGGGGGTCGTGATCTCGAGTGATCAGCGCGTCGCGTCCTCCCTCGTTATCGAGACGCGCAGATACAAACAATCGAAGAGGCTGCGCTCGGCGCTCGTGCGTCTGCTAGCAGATCAGAACGTCGTGAGCGCGACACACGACGCGCTTGATGAGGAGACCGTCGAGCTCATGCTGCGTAGCTCGGATCTGTGGAGCCCGAAGGATGCGATCTACTCGCGCGTGTGGGCTCAGCTCGCTATGGGTTGCGTGTACATATGGGATTGGGGAGACCGCGCTCCCGATTATCAATGGGTCGAAGCTCGGCGCGGTTGGGGCTCGACGGCTCGGCGTATTCTGGACGTCGGTCGCTATGACTCCGAAGCGCTCTTAAAGCGTGACTTGAGGAGCGGAGCGTACAGAGATCAGCGTGCGCGCGACGCGCTTGATGCGTGGGACGCTGTGAGGGATCGAGAGCCACCGATGACGCGCGCGATATGGGTTGATACGTCGTGGGTCGAGGACGTCGTCGCGTGGGCTCGTGCTCAGAAGGACCCGCCGATCATCTGGGTGCAGTTGCAAGAGGTCGCGCGCAAACTACACGATTTGACAGGGTGGGCGATGTACGGGAGCGGGAGCGAGGCGAGCGCGCAGCTCGACGCTAATCGACACACCGCTCACCCGTGTATCATGTCGATCGCGTCACATGGTACGGGGAAGAATCTCCAAGCGTGGCGCTCTCAGATCGTCGCGCATCCCCTCTCGCATCCGGCGCGATGGGAGCAGATGATCGCGCGCACACACCGACACGGACAGCTCGCCGACTCCGTGAGCGTGACCGTGTATCGTCACGGGCTGTTCGGTCGCGCGCTCAACAAAGCGAGGAAAGACGCGCAGTACATCGTCGACACGACGGGACAAGAGCAGCGCTTAATCTACGCCGATGAAGCGCGTTAAACTTTTTTAACATTGTATCTTGACACCTCGAGCGGGGTGTCTTACTGTGAGGATCCTCGCTCGTTTCGCGGGGCAACACGAAACAACGATCGCACGATCAAAGACACAAGGAGTCAACATGACTTTTGACATTGGACAGTATTCAGACGACATCGCGAACGCGGAGTTCGACCGCGTGGACCGCGATTTCATGGAGGCGGGGACGCACCTCATCCGGATCGAGGGAGTCCCCGCGATCACCTCGAAAAACACGGGGAACAATCTCGTGATCCTCGAGGCGCAGATCGTCTCGTCCGACTACCACGCGCCCGAGACGCTGGTTAAGCACCTCTTCCAACTCTCAGGGGTCGACCGTTGGAAGGTGCAGAGGAATCTCTCGCAACTGAAATCGATCGTCGCTGCAACGCTCCCCGCCGAGGCGAGACACCTCGTCACCGCTGACATCGTAAACAAGGCGTTTCGCGAGGGGCTGTGCGTCGGCGCGGTGATCAAGGTCGTCGTGAAAAGGAAGACCTCTAAAAATGGCGCGGAGTACCTCGATTACTCGTTTCTCGCCGGCCCCGAGGAGCTCAACCGAGGCGACGAGCCTGAGACCGAAGCGACCGCTCCGTCCGGTAACAACTGGAACGTGAGCGAGGGTGATGACGCGAGCGACGACGACGGCGCTGACGTACCGTTTTAATCGTTGACTGACGACGCTAGACGTGATACTCAACGCGAGAACTCTCTCCGTTGGGTTCTGAACTAGCAAACGACGCCCTCGATCGTCAACACCGGTCGGGGGTTTCGTTTATCTACGAGACAGGAGAGAGCGATGCTAATCGCAATTGATACAGAGACCTATTTGATCAAGGGTAGGAATGTCCCGCCGTTCGTGTGCCTCAGTTACGCGGAGCTCGTCGGCGCTGAATGGCGCGCGGGTGTGATGCGCGGAGAGGACGCTCGCGCGTATCTGGAGCGCGCGTTCTTGGGACACACGGTGATCTTACATAACGCGCGCTTTGACCTCTGCGTGATCGCGCGCACGTTCCCCTCGTTGATGCCGATCATGTTCACGGCGTTAGACGAGGGGCGCGTTCATGACACGCGGATCCGCGAGAAGCTACACAAGATCGCGAGAGGGGGAACGGGGGACGGCGTGATCCTCGACGAGGACGGACAGAGCGTCGGCGCGAAGCTGAGCCTCGGCGGGCTCGCGTTCAAATACTATCAACTCGACATCCGAGAATCGAAGAGGGGGGGCGTCCGATACACGTATGACGAGCTCGCCGACACTCCGCTCGAGGAGTGGGGCGACCAGGCGATCAACTACGCTACACAAGACGCGCTCTTGACGGGGCTCGTGTTCCACGCACAAGCGCAAGCGATCCCGAGCGAGGAGCTCCTCGACGAGTGTGCTCAGGTGCGCGCTGATTTCGCGCTCGGCTTGATCGGCGCGGAGGGGATGCGCGTCGATCCAGACGCGGTCGGAGGGGTCCGCGCTGCGATCGACGCCGAGGTCGAGGAGCTCAAGACTCAGCTTCGTCGCGTCGGTCTACTCGACGTAAAAGGTAAAGCGAACACCGCGCTCATCAAGGATAAGATTGACCTCATCCTCTCGACGCGGGGCGACGAGGTCCCCAAGACCTCGAGCGGAGAGGTCAGCACATCACGCGACGCGCTCCTCGCGACGGGTGATCCGGATCTCGCGCTCCTCGATCAGTACCGTCGCGCGGTGAAGCTCGGCTCGACATACGTCGGAGAGCTCGAGAGCGCGAAGCACTACGGCGGGATCCTGCGCGCGGAGTATAGCGTGCTGATGAGGACGGGGCGAACGTCGTGCAAGCGCCCGAACTTACAGAACCTCCCGCGACGTGGGGGGATCCGCGACTGCTTCATCCCGCGCGAGGGTAACGTGTTCATTCTCTGCGACTACGATGCAGCGGAGATGAGGACGCTCGCCGAGTGTTATCTCTACGTGACCGGCGAACACTCACCGCTCGGCGAGATGTATGCGCAGGATCCGCAGTTCGACCCACACTCGTATTTAGGCGCGCGGATCCTCGGGATCGAGTACGAGGAGATGCTTAAGCGCGTCGCGGAGGGTGATGTCGAGGCGAAGGGCATGAGGCAACGAGCCAAGCCCGCGAACTTCGGATACGCGGGAGGCATGGGCGCGAGCGCGTTCATCAACTACGCGCGAGGGTACGGCGTCAAGCTGAGCGAAGAGGAAGCGAGCGACTTACGCGACACCTGGATCTCGACGTACAAGATGAGGCCGTGGTTCAAGGAAGCGGAGCGCGCGCACAACGACGGGCGCGTGATCTGTCCATCGTCGCAACGCATCCGCGGGAATCCGAGTTATACGGAGTCCGCGAATATGCCGTTTCAAGGTATGGCTGCGGACGGCGCGAAGCGCGCTCTCTTCGAGCTCGCTCGCGAGTGTTGGACCGATCCAGAGTCTCCGCTGTTCGGGTGTCGTCCGGTCGCGTTCATTCATGATGAGGTGCTCGTCGAGTCCCCGAAGGAGCGCGCGCACGAGGCAGCGATGCGCGTGCGCGAGATCATGGAGCGCGAGATGATGGTGTGTACACCCAACGTCCCCGCGTCCGCGACGCCCGCGCTCGCGACGCGTTGGCTCAAGGGCGCTGAGCCCAAGTATGACGAGCGCGGTCGCCTCATCCCGTGGGGGTGAGTTAACGGTTCTCGATCTTACGGTCGAGCGCGGTTAAGCGCTCCTCGAGTCGAGCGAGCGTCGTCGAGATCTTGGTGACGTTCTCCTCGATGCGCGTGAGCGTGCGCGCGGTGTCACCCGCTCCGCTCTCTAGCGCGGAGACCTTAGTGCGGAGCTCGGCGATCTCCGCAGCGTGAGACGCGCGCGCTCCGCTGATCTGCCAGAGCGAATACGCGATCCCGACGAGTCCGGTGAGCTGTGTGATGGTTAACTCGTTCATCGTGTCGTCTCCTTCATCAACAGCGAGCCGACGATGATGATCGTCGCCGACCCGAGCACGCCGATCGTCGCCCACATGTACAAGTCGCGCTCCGCTTCGAGCTCGGTGTTCAACGTGAGCGCGTCATTCAATGCGCTCTCGGTGTCCTGGAGTCTTAGCGCGTAGGTGTCAGCGACCTCGAGGAGCGTCGAGCGCTCAGCGTGTATGAGCTCGCGGTCTCTCTCGAGTCCGCGGATACACTCGTCGAGCGTCTCGTTGATCGCCCACTGACACACAGAGCGCGAGGTCCTCAACGCTGAGCGGATCCGAACCCAGTCGCGCGGAGAGATGAACGCCCCGTCGCTCGGCGCGGGCTCGCTGAGCTTGAGGCGCGTCGCGGTGATCGGCTCGATCTCGTACCCGAGGTCGATCACGAGGAGGGGCGTCGCCGGTTGGAGTATCAGCGTAAGCGAGAGGAGCTGCGCGATCATGGTGACACGCATCCCCACGCGCCCGCGTCGCTCAGCGCGTCGGCGACCTCTTGCGCGCAGACGCTCTCGCAGTCGATCGCGCAATCCGCTGCACCCTGCGCGCGCGCTCTCGTGAGTTGTCCGCTCAGCTCGTCGCGTTGCTTCGTGAGCTTCCGGACCTCTTCAAGCAACGGCTCGCGCTGCTCCGCGCAGATGACGCGCTGAGCGTTGACGCCCTGACGAACGCCCACCAAATAAGCGCCGAGGAGCAGAGAGAACGCGAGCACGCCCGCCCCGCCCCAGAGGAGCTCGCTTCGTCGCGCGCTGAACAACGCGCGGAGTGTTTCGAGTGTTGTAATCATCCGATCCTCACGATCTTGATGCAGGGCTCTCCATAGGTCGCAGATAATGAGAGATTCGCGACCCCCACCTCAGCCGTTACGCGGGGATACACTGTCAGCGTTGAGTTAGCCCCAAAGTCACTCGCGAGGATTAGCGCGCGCGTCACTTTGCGTGTTTGGCGTAGTTCGTTTCGGAGACCGCTTCCATGCCTAGCGCAAACGGCCTCCTGCCCCACATATGCAGAGTCTGTTTCGTTATACCATTGAGCAGTATAGCCCCCGCTTTGAGACGTCGAGTAGACAGTTAGGTGACACTCAAGCATCCACGAGTAACCGCTTGATATCACGAGCTTATTAGAGCTCAGCGACAGACCGGTCATCGATGGAGCGACACTCGTTCCGATGACCATTCCAACGCTGACGGCGCCCGTGTTACACACTAGAATGTCTGTCGCTACATTGTCGCAGTGGGTTGTATTCGCTGATAGATTAGTCATGGATCACAGCCCCCAAGACGCAATCACCAATATTCACAGTGCAATTTGTCAAGCTGAGCCCCTGCCCCTGCGGGCTCAGTCCTGAGCCTCTCCCCCAAAACTCATCACGTGCAATCACGCTAGACGTTGAGCTTAACGGAACCTGTCGTGATTTGTCCACCGACCCCGACGAACCAGCGAAAGCCGACGCGAACTGAATGGCGTTTCCAGAACCACTATAGATCACATCACACAACGCGATGAAACCATGACCGTTCACGCTCGTCAGATCCTTGTTTTCGTATCGGCTCGCGCCGACGACTGAGCGCCCTAAATCTAGGTCGACTGTCTGATTGCTCCCAACACTCGTCGTAGCGTTGTTGATACGCATCACGATCGCGCTGGATGGTGAATAACTCATCTCAATAAGCCTCCAAAATCTGAAGAGTAAACGCGGGGTTCGCGGTGAACGTTGCCCCGTTGTGCGTGTTTCTCAGAGTAAGCTGTTGACTACCGTTGACGGGAACATTCACACAGATGAAGCCTGTCAGGTTGTAAGTCGCAGCTGTTGAGTTCCACGTGATCGGACTCTGATCAGTGATCGCGACCCCGTTCTGACAGAACTCGAGCTTGAAGAAATCGCCCGACGCTGCTCTCGTTGTGTCGGGTGACGCGATCAGCCAAAAGCTACCCGGCCCATCAAGCGTAATGTTCACGCCGCTCACCGTGTGGCGCTGTGTGCTCGATGTGGACCGCTTTGTCGTCGCGTCCCATGAGACATCATCGAGATACGCGATTGACTGAGATGTGATGGTGTACTCTGTGACTATGAGCTCAGCAGCTCTAGCAGGTAGATAACTCATACGATGTACCACGCGTCGTTCGTCGTATCACATACGAGCGTAACACTTGAGTATTGCACGTTCATCGCGAGCGTCCCGTTCACGACCGTGTCGAGGCTGTCGCCCGTGTTCGGCGTGATCGTGAACGTGACGTTCGAGACCGACTTAATGTCGATCAAGGTCCCGCTCGTCACGCTCGACGCTGCGGGGAGGTTCACGACACGATCCGCGGACGACGTGAAGATGTAGACGATCCGCGCAGCGCTTGGAGCGCTAATCGTATAATCTGCGCTCAGGGTGAGGGGCGAGACTGTCGCGTGAGCGCTTCCCCCTCCTCCGGATTGAGCGACCCATGAGAGGACGCCCGAGCCGTCGGTCTGGAGCACGTCGTTCGCGTTGCCGTCGTTTACGGGGAGCGTGAGCGAGTACGAGCCCCCCGTACTAAGCGCCGTATGAGTCGGGCTCTTGATCGTGACGTGGTGTGAGTTCTGCTCGCAGTTGAGACGGATCGCGCCCTGATTGTTCCCGCCGGTCGTGTTCCCGAGGATGTTGACGACGCCCGTCCCATCGGGCGCGAGCTCGAGGTTCGCGTTCGACGTCGTGACAATATCGTGACCGTTGAGATCGAGGTTCGCGCCGAGCTGCGGGGAGGCGTCCTCGCTCAAGTTCTGGAGACGTAAGCCGAGCGCCGTGTCAATGCCGATGAGGTGATCGTCGACATTAACGTCCGCTGCTGTGTAGTTCGAGGGCGTCGCGTGATCTGCGTTGAGGTCGTCCGCGCTGAGAACCACGGGACCCGTCGCGCCGTTCACCGAATCGACGGGCGCGCTCTGCGGGTCTCCGATTAAGTATTTCCCGTTAGTCGCTGAGCTCTTCCAACCGACGATCTTGATCCACTGCCCCGCCGAGACTGTGAGCGTCGTAACGTTCGTGTTACTCGCACCCCCGATGCCGTCGATCCCGTCCGTCGCGTTGATGATGATATCACCATCGACCGCGCGCCCGACCCACATCTCGAACGTCTCGACGACACTCCCTGTCGCTCCGGTCCCCGTGAGCACCGAGAGGATCGAGGGGAGCGTGAGCGTAAAGTTCCCCGTACTGCTCGCGCCGTACCACACGTTTAAGTCTGGCGCGTCGCTCGCTGATGGCGAGTACGAGCTGCTCGTGGTCGCGTAGATGTTGGGATTCGTTGAGCCCCCGACCGACGCGAGCGCGGAGTCGATGCCCGCGAGGTGTCCGTCGATATTCGCGTTCGAGGCGGTGTAGTTCACGGCTGTGTGATCCGCGAGTAAGTCGTCCGCGCTCGGAGTCCCTGAGAGATCCGAGTACGCGCCCGACGACGCGACCGTCGCGAGACCGAGCGTCGTGCGCTGAGCTGCTGCGTCGGCGTCGTCGAGCAACGCGCGACCCGCTGCCGTGATCGACGCGGTCGTGTAGGAGTCCGCGCCGTCGGTGTAGATGATCTCGTCGCCCGACGTCGTCAAGCCCGCGATCGACGTGAGTCCAGAGTCGAGAGGTTGATACGAGAGATCGTCATTAAACGAGCTCAGAGCGATCGAACTTAAAGCCGTCGGCACGCTTCGATTATTCGAGTCGCCCAAGAAGATCTTGCCGTCGTTGAGGTTCGGAGTCGCTGCGCTACGTCCCGCCCCGCCGACTTTGATGATCCCTTCGGTCGCGCTCGCGCGAACGACGCGCCCGATGTTTTGGATCAAGTTCGCCTCGCCCGCGGGCGCTGTGTTCGTGAGCTCCCCCGCGTTCGTCGCTGAGACGTAGAGCGTATCGCCCACGCTGAGCGAGAGCGTCGTCGTGTCGTACTCCGTCAGATTCCCAAACGAGATGATCTGGACCTCGGCTTGGTCGTTGGCGCCACTCGCAGCGAGACCAAACGCGGGCATCGTGGAGGCGCTGTTCGCCTGCGCGAGCTTCACGGTGGGGACGTCACCCGAGACGCTGTGGATGTAGACGACGTCCCCCTTGTTGATCGCGACGCCCTGGTCGTTCTTCGCCTTGAATCTGATCGCGCCGTTAAGGTCCGAATAAGTTGACACGTAGCGCGCAGACTCTGAGCCGATGGTGTGCGTCCCGTCGGCGTCGGGGATGAGGTCCGCGCCGATCGCGATGTCCCCCGTCCCGTCGGGGTCGAGCGTGACGTCCCCATTCGATCCGGTCGCCGAGGTGATCGCGTGACCATTCACGTCGAGCGGGTTCCCGAGCTGTGGGGATGTGTCCTCGACGATGTTCGAGAGCCCACCCGCAGCGACGACAGCAGCGGAGACAAACGCGGTCGTCGCGATCTGTTGCGTGTTCGTCCCCGCGGTCGCTGTGGGAGCCTCGGGAACGCCCGAGAACGTGGGGGACGCGAGCGGGGCGAGGAGACCGAGCGCGTTATCGATGCCGACGAGGTGATCGTCGATATTAACGTCCCCCGCTGTGTAGTTCGTAGGCGTCGCGTGATCTGCGTTGAGATCGTTCGCGCTCGGCTTGTTCGCGAGATCGTTGTAGTCTCCGGAGGTCGCGACGGTCGCGAGCGTCGGAGTCCCTGAGAGGTCCGCATATGCGCCAGAGGTCGCGACGGTCGCGAGCGCGGGAGCGTTCAAGAGATCGTTGTAGTCTCCGCTCGTCGCCACAGTCGCGAGCGCGGGAGCGTTCAAGAGATCGTTGTAGTCTCCGCTCGTAGCGACGGTCGCGAGCGTTGGGGTCCCTGAGAGATCCGCGTATGCGCCAGAGGTCGCGACAGTCGCGAGCGTCCCGAGCTTCGCGTCGAGCCCGCTCAGGTGAGTCGTAAGCGTGTCGCTGTTCGTCGCGGTGTAGTTCGTCGCGTTGTGATTTCCGGTGATCTCGTCGCTCGTTGAGGGGTCGACGTTGTCGATCCTGTCGAGCTTCGCGTCGCTGAACGTCCCGCCCATATCGGCGTTAACGATGATCGAGTCGCCCACGCTGTAGACGACGCCCCCGCTCGTCCCACCGGTCGAGATCTTGTAGTAGTCGCCGAGCTCAGCGTTCGCGAGCGTCGTCCCGAAGTTCGCGACGTCGATCGACCCGCGATAAATCAGACCGTTCGCGAGGCTTGAGATCTCGGCTTGCAGTCCCGCGGGCGTGACCGCGATCGCCTCGCTCGTGCCCCCCGCCTCTGCGATCGTCGCGAGTCTGACCTTCCCGCTCGTCGTGGTCGTCGCGTCGGGGACGCTCGCAGCTCCCCCGCCTTGTGTATAGATTACGCTCATTTAGATACCTCGCTCCCAGAGTGTGACGTGTGCGGTGATGGTCGCGCCCCCCGTGGTCGCGACGGTGACGCGGATCGCCGAGAACAACGGCGCCTCCTTACCCGACAGCATGACGAGGTCGTCGGGCGTCGCGTCCGTGATGTGGCGCTTAAACTCGATGTGACCCGCGGGTCTAATGTCTACGTTGAACGTCGCGCCGACGGGTAAGTCCTCGACGCTGACTTGCGCGTTCGCGGGGTAGCTGTCCATGCGCCATTTCGTGACGCTGTGATCGAACGTAACAGAGCCGTCGCCCGTCCGCTCGATCGAGATTGTTTTGTATGTGCTCATCGATGAGTCCTCCTCGCGCGTAGTATAACACACGCGCTAGTGTGTCGTGTAATTGCCCTGAAGCGCCTCGCCCCACCAGATATCGAGCCCGTCGTCCGCCTCGTCCGCGTTGAGCACGTCACCCCGTTCGTCGTAAATCGCGCCCGTCGAGTCGACATAACTATGCGCGAAGCGGTCCCGCCGTAACACGCTGTGAGCGATCCACAGCGAGAGGACCGTGTCGTCATGTTTCTCTCTGCCGAGCCCCCAGAGCTCCGAGATCAAAGGCTCGATCATTCGGCGATCGTGCTCGGTGCGACTCGGGAGGATGACTTTCCCGTTTTCAAAGAGCACCGAGAGCGACGCGACACCGCTCCACGGGTCCGCTTTTTTCGCGCCCGTGGTCAGGTGTGGCACGATCGGGAGGTCCGTCGATTGCCGGAGCCCGACGTAGTGCATCTCGCCGAACGCGTTACGCTCGACCGCGATACTCGAGACGCGCCCCCTGAAGCGGTTGAACTCCTCGATCACAGCGGTGCGGAGCTGCGCGGGCGTGAGCCCTCGCCGTCTAAACATCCCGAGGAGGTAGTGATCGCCGGTGTCCAAGTCGCGCGCCCACGTCGTCCCGACCGTGTAATCCGTGTCTCGCGCTTCCGCGTCGCGTACTGATTGGACGAGCGAGAAGTCCCAACCTTGCACGATCTCGAGGCGCTCTACGTATGGCGGGATCTCGTACATCGAGAGCTCGGAGCCTCGAGCCTTCGCGTCGCTCAACCACTCGAACCGAAACGCGCTCGCGCTGTCGTCCTGCACTTGGTGCTGAAACTCACGCGCGAAGAGCTGCGCGCCCATCGAGCGACGCTCTCGCAGGAGGTACTCGATCGGTCTCTCTTCGGGCCACAGCACGCGCGCCTCTCCTTGTATAGAGACACCGCAGATCACCTCGCGCCCGTCGCGCGTCTCGGTCTCGTACGCGTAGCTCTCCGGCATCTGCGCGACCGCGGGGTCCTCGATCAGCGCCCACGAGGGATCATTGATCATGTCCCCGTACAAATCGTCGTAATGTTTACGCGTCCCGATGACCGCGATCAAACCCCCACGCGACAACATCGGGAGCACCGTCGCTTTAAACCATCTTTTGGTCTTCGCTCGCTGCGCGCTCGTGTGACAACTCATGTCACTCTCCAAGTCATCCGCGAGGATGAGGTCGAAGTGAGCTCCGGTCACAGCGCCCCCGCTACCGATCGCCGTGATCGTAGGATCGACGCTCTCGAGCTTGCGCGGGACATACACTTGCGTCTGTGTCCACGGCGTCTCCTCAGACTCGAACGGGGTGCAACCGCGCGCGGGATCGCTCGCCCAATCCGCGACGATGCGCTCCGATCGTAGCAGCGCTTTGACGCGCCTCATGCGCTTCTCAGCCTGCGACGCGCTCTCGCAGATCCAGAGGATACGGACGTCTCGATTCAAGCAGATCGCGCGTACTGCGTAAGTGATGGCAGCCTCGGTTTTGCCGTGGTCGCGTGGCGCGAGTACGAGCTGCCGTCCCTTGTCTCCCTGTTCGCGCGCACCTTCCCACGTTCGATCGAGTTGATCGAACCAGTTCGAGCGGTGCGACGCGTAACGCATCCCGCAATAGTACGTATCGTAAAACACGGGCGACACCGAGCTGAGCGCTCGTCGCTCGATCGCTGACGCGGGTAGTAATGGGCGTGACATCGTGCGCTCCTCGTGCTATGCGTTGCGCTGTTTTAACCATCGTACCACAGGATATTAAGATGCCTTGCTTGACTCCGAAGATCGACCTCGCGCTCTGGTGCTTCACCGCGCTCATGAGCCTCCTACCCGCCGGAGCCTCTCCGAGCTATAGAGCGAAGTACACGCGCATCATGGAGGGGCGCGTCGGGCGCTGCGTCTCGATCGCTCACCGAGCCGAGCAGGAGGAGCTCGACCCGCTCATCGCGATCGCGGTCGGCGCCTACGAGTCAAAGTTCGACCCGACCGCGAAGTCCTCGAGGGGCGCCGTCGGGGTGATGCAGATGACCCCCGTCGCGTTGAAGACGTGGTGCTCGGCTCACTCGATCAGGACGGGCGCGCCGAGCTTCGACCCCTCGCTGTATGCGACACGAGAGGAGATCCGTCGCTGTGATCACATCGGGGCAGCGATTCGATATCTCAGATACGTCGACGCGAAAGCGCCGGACCTCTGCTCGGCGCTCGCGATGTACAACGGGGGGACGCGGGGGAGCTGCAGAGGTCGAGGGGGCGCTTATGGTCGAGCCGTCGTACGCTTGATGTCTAAGGCTCACGACGAGGTCGTCGATCACTATCGTCTCCTCGACGTCATTCAAGCGCACTATGACCTAGACGACGAGCGCGCGGAGTGTGCGGACGACTAGATCTCGCACGCACCGCCAGGGCATGACGGCTCGAGCATCATGGTCGTGTTGTCGTCGTCCTCGATGACCGCGCTGTAGTCGATCGGCGTGTACTGCGCCTCGAGTTGACAGAAGTAGTTATACGCTTCGATCTTCGCCTCGCGGTGTGGGTCGTCCTCCGCGATCTCGTGGGGGAAGCGGATCGCTTGAAACGGGGCTTGAGGGTAGTCGTAATCACCACTCGCGCCGAGCAACGACACGCCCCCGAACTCGGCGCGACCATTTAACAGCGTCTCCGCGACCTCATCCCACTCGTCCGCGCTCACGGTGCATGTGTTCGAGACGTTGTGTGTGAGCCCCTCGACGCTGTTCGAGCGCAGCGTGCCACGCTTAACCCACGTCCCTTGCACCTGCTTAACCCACGAGAGGAACTCCGTCGCGCTGAGGTCATCCCGTGTCAGCGCGTCCTCGGGTGCGGTGATCGCGAACGCGAGACAGAGGTCCTCGCCCGACGCGCTCCACACAGAGCGCTCGACCGCTTGGGGGTTCGCAGAGGCGAACGCTTGAACGATCGGAGAGCTCGCGGGGACCTGTACCCGTCGGATGTAGCGTCGCGAGTGCTCCGGATGAACACCGCTCGCGCATCCGAGGTTAACCGCAGCGTTACCCGACGGCTTGACGCAGGTGACTCGCGCGGGCGCTTTCGGGAGCCCGACGCGCTCCCACGACTGCTCGGCGGTGCGTCGCGCGATCGTGCTCAGGTGCTCGAGCAGGTGAGACTCGCGCGCCCAATCTGGAGCGGAGCCGAGACCCGTCAGAGAGACGCCGAGCAAACACTCGCGCTCGAGGATCGCGCGCGTCGCTGTGTCTGCGAGATAGTCGCCGTCGGTCCCCGTGTAGGTCGCTTGGATCATGCCGAGGATCGTCGCGAGGTACACCGCGCGCTCGGCGTCCTCGATCGTGCGCCACGCGCTCGCGTTGATCTCGCAGAGGTTGCAGAATTGGAACGCGGTCTCGTAGCTGTAGCCGTCGAGCTCCCACGCGTGACGGCGTGAGTCCTCGAGCATGTCGATCGTGTACTCGTCGACGATCTCGCCGTCGCGGCCCCTGATCAACGTCGGACACATCCCGATCTCGACGCACGGGTTGTAAGCGACCTCGAGGGAGTCGCACCAGATCACCGCGGGCTCACCATACGCGCGCGTCGCCCTGAAGATGCGATCGAAGTGTGCGCGCGCGTCGGGGTCGCTGCGTAGGATCATCGCGGAGATGTTCGCGCGCGCGCGATAGGGATACGCGTCCCACCAGTTCGGCGCGCTCTTGTATCCGATCATCTCCTCGTCGTCGGGGCTGAACATGCAGAGCAGCGCAGAGCGACGCACGCCCCCCGCGAGCACGCAGTCCGCGAGGATGCACATCAGGTCGCTCGCGTCGATGGGGCGTAGAGCGGAGCCCGCGCGCTCTTTAAGCAACGTCTCAGCGCGAGCGAGCGCGATGCGGAGAGGCTCGGGGCCGGGCGCTTTGCCTCCACACGACGAGATCGGCGCGCCCTTCTCGCGAATCATCGAGAAGTCGAAATCAAAGAGCGGTGTGATGGGGTCCGTGTAGCTCCGCACGAGCCCCTTGAACGCGTTAGCCCATCCCTCGATCGTGTCGGGGATGCACCGATCGACGCGCGCTTTATCTGCGAGCGTGTCCTCGTCGAGGATCGGGGGGAGTTTGGCGACGTGATGCCTTTGCACTGAGTACCCGACGCCCGCTCCGCAGAGCAGAAGATAGAGCGCTTGTGCGAATCGATCCACGTGGTCCACGTAGCATGACGTGCAGTTGTAGCTCCGCGCGTGCTTTGCGAGCACCGCGTCCCCCCCGAACTGCAGCGAGCGCTGAGAGCCGAGGATGCGACGCTCGTTGATCAGGAGCTCGATCTCCTCGAGCTCGACGCTCAGCTCCTCGGCGCGCTCGCCGAGCTTGGTCCGGTGCATGCTCATCACGCGCGCGGTCGCTTCGCTCCACGTCTCCCGCCTCTTGAGCTCTGGTAAATAGCGCGCGTATTTCTGCGCAAAATTAAACGACGCGAGCGCGTCGCGTTGGGGGTTCTCAATCGTCATCTCTCGTCTCTTCCGTATCATCACCGTCTCGCGTCGCGAGATACCTATCCGCTGCGCGTATCGCGTCATCTAGTACCGCGAGGAAATCAGGGAGCCCATGCTCGTTTAACGGCACGTGGACGCCTTGCACCTCTAGATCGTGCGCGTTGAGGCTCCGTTTTTTGTCATGCGTCCACGCACGATAATCGATGAGATACCACGCCTCGGCGATTCGGACAAGTACGAGCGCGAGGTGTCCCCAGTAGCTCATACGAGTGAGGTCCATCGCTTGCGCCTCGCCGACACACGACAGCGTGACGCGGTTTCCTTTGCGCGACTTGACCTCGAGGAGACCGGCGCGCCCGTCCGCTAACCAGAGCTCGAAATCGGGACCACTCGCTCCGATGTTCACCGCCTTAAAGAGCCCGTTTTTACCCGCTCCCCCGACGCGCTTATAAGGCTCGTATCTCTTACGCACGCGCGCTCGTAAACGAGCCTCGTAGTGTACGCCGATCTGCTCGACTAGATACTCCGCGTTAGCGCCTGAGCGCTGCGCTTCGCGGTTTACGTCGCTCGTTCGATTGCTGCGTGATGGTGGTCGTCGTCTCATGTATGGGGCGTACTCTCTGCGTCTGCGTCGTGTCATCGTTGCGTCTCGCCGTGGGTTGGTCTACGCTCGCCGAGACGAGCATCACGAGAGGAGATTAACACATGTTCAATGAATACGATACGCGCTCGCCGGTCATCGCCCTCGAGGGGAATATCGGCGCGGGGAAGTCGACGCTCGCGAAATACGTGCGCCGATATTACCCGTCGTGTCACGTCATCGACGAGGCAGAGAGCGCGCTCATGAGCGCGTATTCGCGCAATCCGGAGAGGTGGGGGGCGCTCGTACAGATTGACCTCCTCACGCAGAGAGCGACCGCGCTGAGACTCGCGCATCGGCGCGCGCTGATGAGCGACGGACCCGTGATTCTGGACCGCTCGATCGTGGGGGACCGCGCTTTCGCTCGCGCGAATTGGGCGCTCGGTCGTATCAGCGCGATCGAGTATACGATGTGGGAGAACCTACACGAGGAGCTGATGAAATCCACACCCGCGCCCGACATCGTCGTCTACCTGGACACGGACGTGAAGCTCGCGCACGAGCGCGCAGAGCAGAGGGATCGACGACAGCACAGCCTCGACTACCTCGAGGAGCTCGCGCGGGAGCACGTCGCAGCGCTCGATCACATCCGGTCGCACGGGGTCCGCGTCACGCGTGTTAAATGGGGTCACTATCCGTTACATGAGTATCACGTTCACGCCGATAATCTGCTCTCTAGGATCATGAAGGAGCACGAGGGAGCCGTGATCGACGATCTCTAAGTACGCGGATTCGTTGGTGTTCTAGTGTCTTGTTAAAACTTTTTAACAAAGTACTTGTGTTACTTTGTGATCTGTGGCATATGTTTACCACGAGTCGGGGACGACCTCGAAACACGGTAAAACGAAACAACGAAACAACGAACGGAGAACACAATGAACAACCGAACACTCAACACGATCCGCGAGATCCTCATCGTCGCGACCTTCTGCTCTGGATGCGTCGCCTTCATCGCTCACATGGCTGCGGAGCTCGACCGACACAACCGCAGCGAGGCGGGCCGGTGCTACGACGCACACGTCAACGCCGGATTCGCTCACATCGAATTCAAGAGCGTCGATCATGGGGTGGCGTGGTGCGAGGCACATGAGGGCGACTGGCGCAAGCGCGTAAACGGGCGAGTCCTCGAGGCTGCCAAGCGCATCGACGCCCGCTACGCTGAGACCAAGTAAGAACGAACAACGAACGGAGACAGTCATGTATCAACGAGACGACGAGCTCATCGAGCAATTCAAGAACGGGGACCGCGCGGGGCGCGGAGTCGGCTTCGGTGAGAACGACCCGCAGGACATCGAGGACGCGTGCGACGAGCTCGGCGCGACGCTCCTCGAGGATGTCGGACACGGTTATCACCTGGTCACGTGGAACGGTCGCGCGTACCTCGTGGGGGACGTTAACGGATGGTGGGCGGTGCCTGTCGAGATGGAGCGCTGAGACCATGCACACGACACCCGAGAACATCGCGAGCGACATCGCAGACTCTACGCTGTGGGCGCACATGCTCCGGCGCTCCTCAATCCTCGCGCTCGATGCAAGCTTCGATCACGCCTTCGGGACCGAGTACCGAACGGAGTACGAGTTCTACTCAGCGCGCGCGCACACTGTGACGCTCGATATGGTCGTCACCGATCGCCCCGAGTGGCGCGAGTGGATGACACAGCTCCCCGCGTATGTCGCTTGGACGTGGGACGACGAGAGCGGGGAATATGACGCGCCGTTTCACAAGGTCACGATCACGAGTCACGCGTATCTCCAGAGCTTCAGCGTCGAGCTCGTCGGTCAGAGCGTGCTCGTCTCCATCGTCTACAGCTACGAGAACGAGATCGGCGCGCTCGAGGTATAGACGCGCGAGCCGGTCGCGAGTATAGTGAGCCCCTGTAACACACACACAGGAGGCTCGACACATGGAAGATCAGATTATACCGCCCCCCGATCAGCTCGGGACGCTCGTTCAGTTATTGGGCGTTTGGGGGACCGTCGCCGTCGGCGGGCTCTTCGCGCTCTATAAGGTCGCGAACAAGTGGCTCGCGCAACGCGCAGAGATGAAGCGCGACGCGAACATCGAGACGAACTCCGAGGACCTGGAGGTCGTGCTGCAGATGATCGCGGACGACGAAGATAAGGACCTCCAGCTCATCGCTCAGGTGAACACGCTGCGCTGTGAGGTCGAGGAGATCCGCGCCACGCGCGCCGAGTTGGTGGAGCTGCACGCGACGCGTCGAGAGATCGAGGAGCTCCGCGCGGAGCTGAAGGAGGCGCGCGACACGCTGAGCGCGCTCGAGGAGCTGATCAAGTGAGCGATGCGATACTCGAACATACTGTGTTGACGGTCATCACGCTCGTGATCATCGCGTATCTCGCTCGCGGACTCGATGGGAGGCGATGATGCGCGTCTCCCTCTACACTGGACAGGGTTACGTTGAGCTCGTCTCCTCGATGGGGAGCGATGCGACACCCGCGCGATCCGCTCGAGTCTCGCTCGACAACGACACCGCAGACTCGACACCCGAGAGGGACGCGAGGCTCGTGCGGTATCTCGCCGAGCATGAGCACCTCTCGCCTTTTGAACACTGCGTCGCGACATTACGAATCAAGGTCCCGCTGTTCATCGCGCGTCAAGTGATGCGTCATAGGACTTTCGCGTTCAATGAGGTGTCGCGCCGATACACGGACGAGGGCGTCGAGCTGCTCCGGATGGATTCGCTGCGCAAGCAGCACGACACGAGGCTCCAATGCTCGACGGATGAGGTGATCGAGGATGAGGAGCTCGAGGCGCTCGTCGAGGACTCCCAGATGCGCGCGCTCTACGCGTACCGGCAGATGTTGAGCGCGGGGGTCGCTCGAGAGCAAGCGCGCGCGGTGCTCCCTCAGTCCATGATGACGACGTTCTGGATGAGCGGGAGCTTGAGAAATTGGGCTCACTTCCTCCGGCTCCGGCTCGACTCGCACGCGCAACCCGAGGCGCAGGAGCTCGCGAGGGGTGTCGCTTCGATTCTCCGCTCGCTCTATCCCGTGTCGCTCGACGCGCTGCTCGGTGAGGGAGGGAGCGATGAGTGATAAACATGTCGGGCAAAGGATCGCGATCGCGCACCTCATCGCGCGCTCGTCTCCCTGCCCGCGCGCCCAAGTCGGCGCGGTCATCTTCCATCCTGGCAGTTGGGCGATCGTGTCCGACGGGTACAATGGACCGCCGAGGGGCGGGGGGCATCTGTGCGGGGGCGACGTGTGTCACCGGACGGAGCGGGGCGTCGCTTCGGGCGAGCGCTGCGAGCTCGGATGCCACCACGCGGAGACGAACGCGCTGATGAACGCTCTAAGGCACGGCGCAGCTACAATGGGCGCTTGGCTCGTGTCTACGCGCGCCCCGTGTCTCATGTGCGCTAAAGCCGTACATCACGCGGGGATCACGCGCGTCTATTGCCCGCCAGAGGAGGAGGGCGAAGCCGGAGACGGCGAGGGTACGAGATACTTACGACGGCACAAGGTCGAGGTGCTCTTCTTCGAGGGTTGACGCGCGTCGCGAAACGTGCGAGCGTGGCGTCGAGGCTGCGCTCCGCTGTTACATTTACACTAGAGTCAGATCCTAACCCCCGTTGCGGAGGGGCGCAGTCTCTCACTCAAAGAGGCTTAGCTGATCGCAAGCGCTCGACGTTTGACGCTCGACGCTCTGCGCTGCTGCGCTTGAGGGTTTCGAGCACATAGGGGAGCGCGTATCCGCGCGCTTTAAGATTCGCGCGATCTGATTCACAGCGTACGCGCCCCCCTTGCTCGTCCGATATCCGCGACGCGTGAGCTCGTCAGTGATCGCGCGGAGCGAGAGCCCCTTCTCGCGTAGATCTTGGATCACGTAGACGAGTTGCGGGTGGAGCTCGTTCAATGAAGGACGAGCGCGATGAGGCTTGCGCGGATTCACGTTCGGTGAGCGTGGCTTACGCTTGGGACGCGTCACCTCGATCCCCGTACACCAACGGCGTAACGTCGTCCCGCTTGGTGCTGATCCGCTACGCGCACGAATCCCCTCGCGTTTACACGCCTCGTGTAGACGCGTGAAGCTGAGACCCTGAGCGCGGAGCTCGCGGGCGCGCTCGATCTGCGCGCGCTCCTCCTCGTTGGGGACGATGTGTCCGTCGACCTCGCGGTATCCGAGAGGGACCGTCCCTGTACGCTCTCCGCGCTCGCGCTTCGCTCTGAGTGTCGCGCGGACGCGACGAGAGAGGAGCGCTTGCTCGTACTGCGCGACCATGTCGAGCATCGAGCGGAGGAGCGCGGACTCTGGCGACGCGTCCGTCTCTGCGTCGAGTGTGATGAGGCGCGCCCCCACGCGCTCGATGTGACGCCCGGTGAGCGTGTTGTCCATCGCGTCTCGACCGACGCGATCGCGCGCCGACGCGAGGATCGTGTCACCCGCTGAGAGGACGTTGAGGAGCTCACCGAAACCAGAGCGCTTGACCGCGGGAACTCGACCGCTGCATGTGTCAGAGAACACGCGAGAGACGTGCCACCCCTGCGCGGTCGCGTGTGTCTCACACTGCGCGCGTTGTCTCTCGAGGCTCGTCTCTTGTCGCGGTGTGCTCCTGCGGGTGTAGATGTATACGTGTGTCATCGGCTCCTCGTCTCTCCGTTGGTTGTGTTTGTTAAACCGATAACACACCCCGCGCGACGAGGCAACGGTGAGCGATGAGGCGACGGGGCGCTTATGGTCGAGCGGTGAGCGTCGGAGCTCAGCGACACACGACGCGCTCACACACGCGCGCTCGTTGTCGATGGTGTGAGGGACGACGCGCTCGCAGAGGTGCGAATTCTTGCGATCACGCACTCCGGCCTCGCACACGCGCCCGCACGCGCCCACCCTCGCCTCCGCGATCCGCAGCCCCTCGAGGTCATCCCCCGCGTCTACCTGGTTCTCTGAGACAAGCTCGTCGAGCGCTCCCGCGATACGCGGATCGATGGAGCTCGTCGTTCGCCGGTCCACGTCTCAGCGTTCACTCTGGAGCGCTTCGCGCAGCTCTCCGGAGGTGCGTTTCGCGATTCGCGATTTACGCGTTTAGGTGTCGACGATTTCTCGCCACCTCTCGACACCTCGCTCGACACCACGCTGAAACCCCCACGCGTTCGGCGTTCTGCGTTTAAATGGTGTCGAGGTGTCGAGGTTGTGGAGTTGAGCGGAGAGAATACGAAAACGGGTCTCCTCTTTTCTGTTTACTTCTAACAATGTTTCCCCAGAACTCCACACTCTCGACACCTCGACACCAAAACACGAAATAATCGTTACTTATTACATACTTACGTGTGGTGTCGAGAAGGTGTCGAGAGGTGTCGAGAGGTGTCGAGAACATTTTCGACGTTCTAACCTTCGATATTCGATCATTACCGAAGGTTAGAAATCGAAACTTGTTTTCGTAGTAGTTACGCATACTTACGTCGCGCGGGGGCTCGATTTCACCAAATTTTGATAGGGGCGCGCGGTACCACGTCAATAGGGGCGCGCGGTACCACGCCATAGGGGCGCGCGGTACCACGCCATAGGGGCGCGCGGTACCACGTCTACCCCCTCAGACGTGGGCGCGCGGTACCACGCCATAGGGGCGCGCGGTACCACGTCAATAGGGGCGCGCGGTACCACGTCAATAGGGGCGCGCGGTACCACGTCTCTATTGACTCACGCCTCGAGGCGTGCTGAGATGATCGCGCTATGTCGATCACGACGGTCGACGGTTCATCCAACGGAGACACACATGAACAGATCAACATCGAAGCGCTATACGCTGCGCTTGACTGCGGAGCTCGAGGAGCTCATCGAGACGCGACGCGCTGAGCTCTGGGCTGACTTGAGAATCCGCATCCAGCACGCGGACGGCTTAACCCCCGCTTACGTGATCCGCGACCTCGTCGCGTCGGGTGTGATGAAAGTGATGAGCGGGGGAGCGACGCTCGCCCCCGTCACCGGAGCGACGACGCGCACACTCAAGCTACACATCCCCCGCAGTCAGTTCGAGCAAGCGCTCACAGAGATCGCGCAAGCGTATGAGCTCTCGATCCACGCGACGCTCCGCGCGCTGATCGTCGCCGGTGCGTCGTCATGATGCGCGTCGCGTACAGGCTCGGAGTGAGCGGAGGTGAGGGGGAGTGTGTCGAGCTCACAGCTCGCGCGAGCGTCGGCGGGTATGTCGCGCAGCTCCCTCGCCGGTCGCGCTTCATCGTGATCACGCGCGACGGCGTCCGCTGCGCTTCGTCTGAATACGACGCTCGACGCTCTGCGACCAGGTTGACCTCGAGGGGCGTCTACGCGTGTTGGGCTCGCGTCGAGTTGACGCGCTAACACAAGCGCACTATCATCGCGCCGAGGAGGTGCGCATGACAACAGAGCAGACACGAGCGGAGCGACGCGAGGCGCGTCGCGCAGAGAATCGAGCGAGACACGCGGAGCGTCTAGAGCAGGCTCACGCGCGATCAATGACCAAAGCGCAACGCGCCGAGCTACGCGCTCAGGTGATCGAGGACTCACTCCCAAGTGTAGACGTGGGACAGTTCCAAGGCGTCGAACCACCGCCGACGACGAGCTATACACATGATCAGGTACTCGCAGCGGGCGAGGCGCTGATCAGGGGGGCGACGTTGGGGGACGCCGAGGTCCTCTGCGGTCTCGCGCGTGGCGCGCTCCGTCGTTGGGTGAAGCGTCAGCGCGCGAGCGATCGAGGGGGAGAGCGCGTCGGAGCGTGGGCTAGCGCTTGCGCGTACACGGTGGAGCGCGCTCTCGCGATTCGCCGGATGAGGTGGCAAGGGCTCGCAGAGGAGGGGGGCAAGGGGTCGAGCGCTGCGCTCTGGATGCTAGAGCGTCGAGGCGGTCGCGAGTATCAACCGCCGGCTCAGCGCCACGAGGTCAAGCGCGAGTCTCAGGAGGTCGTCGTGCACACGACGCTCGAGTCAGCGATCGAGCACACGGCGCGCGAGCTCGGTCTCGACGAGGCTGAGCTGAGAGCGCAGGGTGAGTATTGGGCGCGCGCGATCACGGCGAGCGGGAGAGGCGAATCACTACCCGCGCCGGTGACGATCGACGCCTCCCCCATCGAGGGCGACGAGTGAGCGAGCTTACACGCGACGAGGATGCGTCGTCGTGGTCATCCAAAGCGCGCCGACAGCCGTATCAAGCGAGACGCTTAGCGCTCCGCGCGCTTCGAGCCCAGCGTTCGGGAACGCTCTTATACGAGTTCGTCGACTCGCATGACGCGCCGTCCGTCGTCTCAGAGCTCGCCTATTGGTGCGCGTGGGAGCGTCGCTCACGTCTGCGCCGAGACTACGATGAGCGCCTGAGCGTCGCGCCGATGGATGAGCAGACGCGCGCGCTCCTCCCCTTCATCGAGGCGTCTCAGCCGGTGCTCATCCGACTGAGCGACCACGAGCGACGCTATGGGATCCGGTGGATCCGAGCCCCGTTATACGTAGCGATCATGAGGGGGGACCTAGAGCGCGAGCTGCGCCGGTGCTATCGATACTCGCTCGCGTTCGTCGTGTTGGACCGCGAGGAGCTCGTCGCGACGTGGGAGGGCGATCTCGTGCCGTGGCTCCCTAGTGAGTAGCCTCCAGAGTCGAGTGAACCACGCCCGCGCGCATCTCGACGAGCGTGACGGCGGTGACAGCGCGCGACCAATCGCCGAGCTCCTCGATGAGCTCGACCCGCGGGTCTCGAGCGTACTCTGCGAGTACGGAGAGCACCTCGTCACGCGTCAAACCGAACACGGTGGGCGCGCTGAGCGCGTGGACGACCATCACGCGCATCTCGTGGTCTGCGACGATCTCGCGCGCGAACGCCTCGCGGTCGACGCAGTTCGCCAACAACTCCGAGAGCTGTCGCGTGTTGGGTAAGACCGGAGCGAGCGCGTAACCCGCGGGGCGCTCGATCTCGACGAACCCGAGGGGCAGCGCGTACCACGTCTGGGCGACCTCGACGTACACAAAGGGCATCCCGACGGCGCGCTCGAGGTCCTGACGCGTCGGCGTGTACGTCTCATCAAGCGCGACGAGAAACTCGAGACGCGCAGCCTCGAGCGCGCAGTCGAGACGCTCGTCTCTCTCAATGGGTCCGACATTATCCTGAGTCATGAGCTCGAGGTGCTCCTCGATCTCGCGGACGCGCGTCAGCGTGTTATATTCGCGTGTGTCTTCCATTCTCTCCCCTTGTGTTCTTTGGTGACATGGTTTAACGTGACCGCGTCACACTACATCAAAACGTTACGGAGCACAACGAAATGAACCCCGAAGACTATCAACCACCGCCGTCGTTATCGCCAGAGCGCGCCGAGGAGCTCCGCGCGCTCCACGGCTTCGCGGGTCGTGAGGCTTCAATCCCGAGCCACTTCGCGGTGAGCCTGAGCGAGCTACGCGCGCAAACGCAAGCGCAGCCATCGAAGCCATCGGAGCCACAAGCGGAGCCTGTAACGGCTCACACGGCAACCGTTATCGCCGATTCAGCACCCGATCGGTCAACATGTGAACCGCTCGTCTACCCCGTGGAGACGTGGGCAGACGTGCCGACATTCGAGGCGCTCATCCCCCGAATCGCTGAACAGCTCGAGCGCATCGCGGAGAGCGACTCACCGATACACCGCTCCGCGCTGCTCGGCTTAGCGCGTCGCTTGTCATCGATCGAGGTGGGCGACCCCGCGTTACGCTTAGCGCGTCAGCGCCGACTCGAGGGTAAGCGATGGCGCGCGATCGCGGAGGAGCTCAACGAGCGGATCGAGAAGGGCGAGACGCGCTTCACGCGCCCCAACGGTAAGCTCTGGAACGAGAACAACCTGCGATCACTCGACACGCAGAGACGGAGGAGGTCTAAATGAGCTGCGAAGATGTATCTTGGATGGTGTGGCTGACGTGTCTGCTGTTGCTCGTCACGGTGGACCTGTTCTCGAACCCCCCGCGCTAGCGCGTCAACGGTGATCGAGGATCCGGTCGTTCAGCTCCTCGGGCTTCGGTGGCTCGGGGTCGTCGTCCTCAACGTCGAGGGTGTCGTCGATGTCCTCCTCGTCGAGATCGTCGAGCAGGTCCTCGAGCTCGGGGTTCGTGGGGGGCGCGACCCTGCGGGGCGGGGTGATGTGTTGAGCGAATCGGCGTCGTATCATGGTCGTATCCTTTGAACTTGGAATCTATGGAGAGAGTAACAAATGAACACAGAGACAGAGATAAAACTATGGGCGAAGATCGTGCTCCCCACGGTCGGCGATCCGGTCGCGGAGCGCGAGGCGATCAAGCTGTATCACGACACGCTCCGCACGTTGAGGGAGGTAACGCGCGCGCTGAGCTCACCAGTCGCGACCACGCGCGCGCGTTTCGTGTCTGCGCTCGAGGGTGAGCGGACGGTGGAGGGTGACGAATGACACCCGAGCAGATCTACAACGCGCACGCGAACGAGCGACGCAAAGCGCGACGCGCGAACGAGACCGAAGAGGAGCGCGAAGCGCGTCGCGCCAAACGCCGAGCGTATGATCGAGCGCGCGCGAAGGAGCGCAACGCGCGACGCCGAGAGCGTCGAAGGGAGATCATCGAGACGGAGACCGCGCGCGAGCGCTCAGCGCGTAAGGAGCGAGAGCGCGCGTATGAGGAGCGTCGACGCGCGGAGCGGACGCCCGAACAACGAGAGCGGATCCGCGCTTATCAAGCGGAGTACAGACGCCGACGCAAGGAGACGGAGACGCCGGAGGAGTACCAGGCGCGCAAAGACCGCGCGAACCTGCTGCGCAGAATCAGATACGCGATGAGGAGCGAGACATGAGCCGACGCAAAGAGACCGAAGAGGAGCGCGAAGAGCGTCGCCTGTACCGCAGGATCATGTATCAGCAGTACATCGAGAACGAGACAGAGGAGCAGCGCGAGCGGAGACTCGCGCAGATGAGAGAGCGCAAGCGTCTGCGGACTCAGCGCGAGACGCCGAAGGAGCGCGCGAGGCGACTCGAGAAGCACGCGCTTCACGCGCGGGTCAAGTACGCGCTCAACCGCGACGAGCTCCAGGCGTATCACCGCGAGCGCTACCAGCGCTTGAGCGAGGAGCAGTATGAAGCGTACCTCGCGCGCAACCGCGCGAGCCGGAAGCGTCGACGCGAGGAGGAGACGCCCGAGCAGCGCGAGGAGCGACTCGCGAAGCGTCGCGCTAAGTATCACGCGAAGAAAGCAGCGGAGCGCAGATCGAGCGAGCGCGAGCAAGCCGACAAGCGAGGCGCGCGGGTGGAGACCGAAGAGGAGCGCGAAGCGCGACTCGCATATCGTCGAATGGCGCGCAAGGTCGCGCTCGAGATGGAGACCGCAGAGCAGAGGGAGGAGCGACTCGCGAAGCGTCGCGCGCGCCGAGCGGAGCGCACAGCGCGAGAGACCGAGGAGCAACGCGAGCGCAGACTCGCCTCGAGCGCGGAGCGGAGACGCGCGAAACGCGCCAACGAGACCGAGGAGCAACGAGAAGCGCGACGCGCTAAGCGCCGAGTTGCGAACATCGAGGAGACGCCCGAGCAGCGCGAGGAGCGACTCGCGAAGCGTCGCGCTAAGTATCACGCGAAGAAAAGGAGCGAGACATGATGCAGACACGAGAGGAGCGTCGCGCGTATCTGCGCGAGTACATCCAGCGCCCGGAGGTGATCGCGCACCGTCGCGCGTGGCACGCGGAGCGACGCGCGAGGATGAGCGACGAGGAGCTCGCCGAGCGACGCGCGTATGATCGGCAGTGGAGAGCGGATCGTCGCGCGAGGATGAGCGACGAGGAGCGCGCGGATCGTCGCGCTAAGGACCGAGAGTATCAACGGAGACGACGCGCCGAGAGGAGCGAGACATGATCAAACAGGACCCGACGGTGTACGAGACGCCGATCAAGAGACGCGGAGCGGGGCGACCGCGTAAAGCGCAGAAGCAGACAGCGGAGGAGCGACGCGCGTATCAGCGCGAATACAACCAGCGCCCCGAGGTGATCGAGAGGCGTAAGGCGTGGATGCGCGAGTATCGGAGGATGCGGCGATCCACAGAGACGCCCGAGGAGCGCGAGGAGCGCCTCGCCTACGCGCGCCTATGGAGAGAGGCGAAGCGCGCGAGCGAGACCGACGAGGAGCGCGAGGCGCGCCTCGTGCGTCAACGTATGTATCAGCGCAAATACAAGCAACGAAAGAAGGAGCGAGCGCAGTGACAGAGGAGCAACGAGAGAAGCAGCGCGCATACATGCGCGAGTACATGAGGAGGAAGCGGGCGACGGAGACGCCCGAGGAGCGCGCCGAGCGTCTGCGCTTCGACAGGATGCGCGCGCGGATCCGCTTAGACGCTGAGACAGAGGAGCAGCGCGAGCGGAGACTCGCGAAATGTCGCGCGTATTACCACGCTAAGAAGAAGGAGACGCAACGATGAGCGATCCAGTGAACCACCCCTCGCATTATCGCGGGGGCGTGTATGAGGCGATCAACGTGATCTCCGCGTGGAGGCTCGACTTCGCGCGCGGGAACGTGGTCAAATACATATGTCGCGCGGGGTTGAAATCGAAGGAGACGGAGCTCGAGGACCTGCTCAAAGCGCGGGAGTATCTCGATTTCGCGATCGCTCAGCTCTCCGAATCGGAGTCCGGCGAGTCCGACGACTGAGAGGGGAGCCAACGAGAGACGGTCTCATCGAGCTCGACGCGCTCGGGTGACGGTCTCTCTCTGAGCTCGAGCGCGCTGAGTCGCTCGATGATCGCGCGCTGTAGATCCGTGATCATGTCGCGGTGAATCTGGAGTTGAATCTGCGCGTCCCTCAATCGGGCGATCAGCGCCTCGCGGTCCGCGTTCGCCTTGCCGAGCTTGTCGCGCAGCTCCTCGACTTCGCTCGGATCTCGACCGCTCGCGATCGCGAGCATCGACGAGATTGAGCCGGTGATGACGCCGAGAATACCCACCAACACATCCCGATTCTGATCGACGATCGTGACGCGCGCGAGGAACACGACGAGCCCGACGACGAGCAGTAAAAAGAACACGGCGAACCACCAACCGCGTCGCGCTTTGTATTCGTCCAACTCCGTCACCTGTTCGCTCACCATTGCTTAAACGCCTCTCTGATCGCTTCGACGGCGATCACGATATAATCGAACCAATCTAACCAGGTCACGCCCCACAAGTGACGCCCATCTCGATTCGACATCCACGGGTATATCATAGCGAGAATGTAACCGACGCTGATCCAAGCGAGCCGATACGCGCTCCACAGCGCCCACTCCCTCCAACGACGATGACGCGCGCGCGATCGAATCGCTTTAGCGCCCCCGACGCGCTTCGCCTTCTCGTTACCGCGCGGAGGTTGAAGCGACTCGATGGTGTCGCCCACAGCGTACAGCGTGACGGGGTCTCTGACACCCTTGAATCGATAGAGCCCAACGCACGCGAAGCGCGTCCCCTTGGGCGTCTGTGGGTTCGTTCGATTGCGTACCGCGCGCATCGCGTCCCGCGTGAGGATGACTTGACCCGCTTCGCAGACGGACATCGCGCGCGCGGAGATGTTCTTCGCGACCCCCTCGAGCTCGACGGACTTCGCTCCGACGGCTGAGTAGAGCTCGTCCTGCGTAACCTCCACAATGTCCCCGTAATGAACGCCGATCCGCGCGTCGATCTTGACGCGTTGCGGGATCTGGGCTTGATAGTGAAGCGCGAAATTGAGCGCGTCGATCGGTCGCTCGAACGACAACAAGAAGCCGTCGCTCCTGTCGATCTCGCGCCCGTTGAATCGGTAGAGCAGAGAGCGCGCGAGCCGGTCGTGATATTGTAACCACGTCGCAGCGCGCATCGCCCCGACGCGTTGCACGAACGCGGTCGAGCCGA